CCTAAGAATATACCCAAGACTAAGGTCACGTATATCTTTAACCCTAAGTCACCAGAGGCAAAAGCTAAGTGGCTTACAACACATCGTGAGATGTTACGTTGGCAGAAAACAGAAGACTTTGCCAAGTGGCGTAAGAAGCAATTTCTTAAGCAGGGTGGCACATGTTGGTATTGTGACGAACCATTACCAGGAGTAAGACAAAATGTTGAGCATATCATTCCTAAAATAAGGGGTGGCGATAACAGAAAGAGCAATTTGGTATTAGCTTGCTGGAGGTGCAACAAGAGTAAAGGCACTAACTTAACTAGCTATAAGAAACGAGCTATATTAAAAGAGAAGAACAAGAAGAAAAAAGGTACATACCAAAGAAACTACGGTCATCTTAGAAGTGAGGAATACTTCGGCTATGAGTTAGGCCAAATGCTCAGAGAAGACTAAAACTACAACAGATACAAATAACAGGGATATAACAGATTATTGAGCAGTGGAAAAGTGATGAAATATTCACTTGTTTTACTGTGTGTTAAAGAATAGTATTAGTCCTCAACCTTATTGCTAGTGGGTAGGTAGTCTAGCCGTATGGTTGGGGGAAAGGTTGAAGGTCGTAAATGACCATCCGCGAGGCGTTTAGTGCGTATCGTATGGACGTGATTATTTATCGTAATCAGTCCAGGAAGACCGAGGAAAACCACCAAATCGTACAAAGAAACTTAATCAACTTCTTTGGTGACATAGAAATGGAACACCTCACTTTCCCTATGATTCGTAATTGGAAGCTTGATTTAGACAAGACAAGGAGTCCTGAAACAGTCCGTAACTACATCATTAAGTTACGAGTTGTTTTAACATACCTAAAATCAAGGGGTTATAACACCTTAGACCCTGAAGCTGTATCTGTACCTAAGCGCTCTAATAAAGCTCCTGTTTGTATTACTGCTGACCAAGTAGTACAACTCATAGCTGCCACACCTGAACTACGCTGCAAAAGTATTATTTCTCTACTGTACGCCTCTGGTATTCGGGTGAGTGAATTATGTGCTCTTAATAGAGACCAACTACGAGACGGACGCTTTACTATCACAGGAAAAGGAGGCAAAAGCCGACTCTGTTTTTATGACGCACGTACAGCCCGTCTATTGGCTCATTACCTAGAACATCGAGCTGATAGTCATCCTGCGTTATTCTACACACCACAAGGCCGTATAAAACCTGGAACTGTGCAAGACCTCTTTAAGCGATTGAGAAAGCGCACAGGTATTGAAAATATTCATCCCCATACGCTTAGGCACAGTTACGCTACCAACCTGATGCAGAACGGTATGCACATCTATACCTTAGCTCGATTATTAGGCCACTCAAACATCCAAACAACAGAGATGTACCTGCACGTTACTGACCCCCAGCTAGAAAAGGAGTATAATACTTTTCATAGCATTTAGTTTTAACTTTGTTATTGACAAATAGCCAAGCTTAAGCTAATATAAGAGGGAACATTTACAACTTAGCAGAAAGCATTTTCGATCTCTTGATAAGAGAGCCAGATCCCGCACTTCCATGGTAAGGAAGGGGTCCCGAGTTCAAATCTCGGTCACGGCTCCAAATCAAGTTTAAGGTATTAACCAGATCGAAAGGTCTGGTTTTTTTAATTCTGCGGTCACGACTTGGGTTGTTGACAGCAGAACGGATAAAAGCAACCGTCTTTCAACCAGCACTGTACAGGGTGGTTAATCCTCAGAGCGATTAGGTGAAAGGAACAGCAATAGCTGAGCGACTTTAAGGTGAGGTGGACTTCACCAAGGAGGAAAAATCATACGAACTCTACTGCGTTTAGGGCTAGCGATGCTTTTAGCAATCATCCTTAAACCAGCACCAGCTCATATGAATGGCCTTAACAAACAGGAATCACAACAACCAGTTGCAAGCACGGCTCAGACCGTATCACCGCAACCAGTGACTCCTCAGCCAGAAGAGCGACCACAGGAGAAGGTAGAAGTACCTGCTCCAGTGGAACAGCCTCAACCAGTGGAAACACCAGTAGAGGCTAAACCAGTTACCGTTACAGGTACTAACGAAGCTATGCAGTATATCTTCGCCAAGGAATCAAGTAATAACCCCCATGCTATTAACGCCTCATCAGGTGCGTGTGGATTGGGTCAAGCTTATCCTTGCAGCAAGTTACTCAATGCTTGTGGAAGTCTTGATAACATTGACTGTCAGATTAAGTTCTTTGAATCATACGCTGTAGCTCGCTATGGCTCATGGCTCGGAGCTATGTACTACTGGCAGACACACAACTGGTGGTAACAAGTAGGGCGCAGTAGTGCGGATAGAAAGAGAAAAGGTGTTACACGACAGACGTGTCGGCAGGTTGGCCAAGCCTCACACTACTATTCGCTCTGCTGCGCCTTACACCAAATTAAGGAGATATACAGATGTTAGATTTTTTTAGAAACAACATCCAACCGTTAGCAGACGACTTGGACGAGATATTAGATGCTAGGGAATTAGACCGACAGAAGTACGACATTCTTTACCTGAACAACACACTAGCTGTGACTGTGGACGGTAAGAAGACTCGACACATATTTGTCAAAGATGAGAGCGGTCTATACGACTGCAAGTTTAAGAACAAGAGATTAGAAGTTGAAGAAATGCCATTTTAAGGAGGCTGCTATGGACATAGAGAAATATGAAGAAGAGCAGGCAGAAGCGCTCTTTGAAGAGTTTATGGAAGCTCTGTATGGAAACTAGCACACATTACAACGGCACTGTAACACTGGGTTTCGACCCGAAGAAACATGTATACACCATAGACGGTAAGAAAGTTAGTGGTGTAACAACTGTCCTGGGAATCATAGCTAAACCAGCACTAATCTGGTGGGCAGCTAGGAAAGCAGGAGAGTACGTAGAACTGACCTTAAAACCTGGGGTGTCACTAGACGAGATACAGATCAAACAACTCGCTAAAGATGCTACCTGGGCGCATAAGAACAATAAAGACGCAGCAGCAGATATGGGTACTTGGGTACACGATTGGATAGATAAGTACGTAAATGGATTAAATCCTAGCTTACCAATCAGCCCACAACTCGTAGGCGCAGTCAACTCTTTTAAGCAGTGGTATGACGAATCTGACATTGAACCAATCATGACCGAACAGAAGCTATGCTCACCAACCTATCAGTTGGCAGGTACAGCAGACTTTATCGGTATGTATAACGGTAAGTTAACAATCATGGACTGGAAGACTGGCTCAGGTATCTACGCTGAAATGTTACTTCAGCTCGGAGCCTACGTAATCATGTACGAAGAAGAGTACGGCAAGAAGGTAGAACAGATCGGTATTGTGAATTGCTCAGTACGATCAACCTTTGCAACTCACTTCAGTACAGACGTACAGAAGGCAAAAGACCTTTACTTGCAGGTCTTAAAACTAGCAGGTGACTTAAGACAACTAGAAGAATCATTAACGAATAAATAGAAGGGTGAGGATATGAAAGAGAAAGCAGTGAAAGTAACCAACAAGACGAAGCAAGCAATTGTTAACGCATACGAAGTAGTAGCAATGACCGCAGCAATCGCAGCGGCAGTAAAGGTAGCAAGCTTACCACTAGTCCAGGGACAACGGGTATGGCAAGCAGTGGCTGGTGTGATTCTCGCAGGCGTAGCAGTCAAAGTTTACACACTACTAAATAAGTAAGGAGGCATACATGGCAGATTACAAAGTTACAAAAGTAAGTCAGGAAGAGCCGAGAGTATGGGACGGCGATAACGGCAAAGTGTATTACATCAAAGTAATGCTCGAAGGCCACGACAAGCCCGTATCAATCGGCAAGAAGACACCTGACGCTATAAAGGTTGGCGATACAGTCTCAGGAGAAATTACCGAGACACAGTACGAAACCGATAAGTTCAAAGCAGAGAAGAAGCCTTATACACCAGGCTTTAAGGGTGAACCACGAGACAACGACAGAATCGTTGCACAGTGGAGTATCGGTCAGGCAGTAGCAACACTACAACCAAAACTTAACTCTAATGATTTATCAGATGTTGAGGAAATGGCTAAACTGTTCTACGCAATGGTAGACCGAGTAAAAGGCTCATCTAAACCAGAACCAGGTATTGAATCTGCTCGTAAGGTAGCAGCCGACATTAAGCAGAAGTTTTCAGACGGCTCAAGTGTACCAGACGAAGTGTACGAAGTCACAGACGAACCAATAGACCTTAAAGACATTCCGTTTTAGTCATGGACTTAGAAGCAGCCGTAAGCGGCATGTTAGACGCAAGAAGTGAACTGAGAAGCAAACGAGGTGTTGAAGATGCACTATTCATAAGTGAGCAGATGCAGCGCCTTGCTCAGTACACAGGAGCAGTCGAAGAACACTTAGCGGTTCTTGAAGAAGAGATAGAAGTAGTAGAACACACAGCATTTGTTAAGCACTGTGAGACTCGATCTATTAACCAGTCAGAAATACTAGCGAAAGACGAGGTTAGCAGCCACAAGGGTAAGATTGCTAAGCTCAAACGCTACGTTAACTCTAGTTGGGCGATTATCGGGGTAGCACAGAGCCGATTTAATCACATTCAAAAAAGTGGGGCAGGACAAATATGAAACAACAGTATCGCATAAACGCAAAACTACGCAGACGGGGACAGGCAGCACTCGACACTAACCGCATCGAACTTAAGTCAGAGGACTACGAAGACGATGAGGAGTTTTGCCAAGCACTAGCCAGTGAAATGTTAGAAAACTTAATTGCAGATCGTGAGTACCTAGAGACTCAGGAGGGGGATGAAGATGAGGGAAGTGAGATACCCACAGAAAATTAACAAGCGATATATAGGCGTCACTGTCATAGATCGAGTGTTTGCTCATGTTAGTGAGGTATTAGATAACAATTGCTGGTTATTTGAGGGGTCTAAAGACAAGGCTGGCTATGGAAAAATCAGACGGTTCAGAGGGAGTATGTGTCTGGCACATAGGGTTATGTATGAAGAACTTATTGGAGAAATACCAGAAGCCTTAGTTCTCGACCACCTATGCAGAACTAGGAATTGTGTAAACCCAGATCACTTAGAGCCAGTTACGCAACAAGAGAACATAAAGCGAGGCTTAGGACAAGGGCCTGCCTTAGCTGCATTAAGGAACAAAACTCAATGCATTAACGGACACTCATATACCAAAGAGAACACCTACCATCATCCAAAGACAAACGCAAGGAACTGTAAGAAGTGTCAGTACATAAGGAATCTTAAAAGCGTACAGAGGAGGGTATCGTATGCAAACTAAGAAGGAAACACAAGAAGCAAAAATCTTAAGACTATTAAAAGGAAATGGATTTGTTACCAACATCGATCTAAACAAGGTTGCATTCCGCTACAGCGCCCGTATTTACACACTACGCCGTGAAGGCTGGAACATTCAGAAAGAGTATGAAAAGCCTGGATTAGTCCGTTACTGGTTAGTACCAGAACGTGAGTACGGAGATGTAGCGTGATTCCAGTACCGACAGAAGCTCAAGAAGGCCGAACACTGGTAGCTTACCTACGGCTCAGAGGGCTACGTTTTACCCATATAGCTAACGAGACAGGCTCAGGAGCAGGCGCACGTTTCCAGGGTATTAGGAACAAGCAGCAGGGCGTAAGCAAAGGCTTTCCTGACTACCTAGTGATAGTCCCAGGCCGAATGTTGGCTATAGAACTAAAGCGTACTAAGGGTAGCAAGGTAACACCTGAACAGCTGGAATGGCTGGATGAATTAGAAAAGGTCGGAGTACAAGGCGCAGTCTGCAAAGGTGCAGAAGCAGCTATTAACTTTATAGAAGGAGCACTAGATGGCTGAGAACGAATCAACAATCAAAGGCCGTAAATGGCGAGAGAAGAACAGAGAACACTATAAGAAGTACCAACGTGAATACAAACGTCGGTTACGAGCTAAACAAAAGCTAGAAAGGGAAACAAATGGCGGGCAATAAGCAGATATATTTGTCAGGCTCAACAGCATATGGACAGTTTGCGATAGTCGATGATGAAGATTACGATCGTCTTATTTCTTTTGGAGTGTGGCACTTGTCCTCTACTGGCTACGCAGTGCGGAGGACTAGAGGTAAGACAGTCAGAATGCATAGACTCGTAAACAATACACCGGAAGGCTTATTTACTGATCACCTCAACAATAATCGGCTAGATAACCGCAAAAGTAACTTACGTACTGTTACGCATAAAGAGAATATGCAGAACTACTCTGGTGCAAAGCACTATTGCTGGGACGATAACAAGCAGTTGTGGCTAGTAAGTCATAAAGGTAAGTTTTACGGTAGGTACAAAACAGAAGCAGAAGCTCAGCAAGCCGTAAAAGAAATGTTATCTGGTGTACCAAAACCAAATAGGTTACACCCAAGACGTAAGTATCTTCCAAGCGGTATTTGTTATATGCAGCCATTCGCACAAAAGGATAAGCCACCATATTACATACGCAAGACGGTTGACGGTAAACGAATCTTTAAAGGCTATTTCAGTTCTATACAAGAGGCTGAAAACGCACTAAATAACATTCTTGTTTAAGGAGGATTGACATCATCGCAGGCAATAAGATTGGTGGCCAACGTGCAGCCAAAACCAACAAAGAAAAGTATGGAGATTCATTCTACAAGCACATAGGTGCTCTAGGTGGTGCTAAAGGGCATACAGGTGGCTTTTACGTCAACCGTGAACTAGCTCGTGAGGCAGGCGCTAAGGGTGGCCGTATCAGTAAAAGACCTAAGAAAACAACAAACATGGGGGGAATAGATGCAGAAGATTACTATGAGGAGCTTATTGTTAACCAGAATAAGCGGCAAAAGTTTGTTATGGTGCGCCGTAGCACTCCTGGACGGCTTACTTTTCTGGCGAGGGGAACGTATCTTTCTGTTCTTAACCAAGTACATAAGGTTCTAGGTAAGGAATGACCCTCACCATCGCTATACCTGTCCTACTAGCTATTACTGCAATAGGATTAGCATTTTTAACAATAATGGATAAATAGAAGGAGAAATGAAATGCAAAAGTTAAATCAACAAGGTGAAATAGAAGACATAGTTGTTGGAAGTTTTGCTCTATTAGTGGTGCTATTTATTGTGGTGCTCTTACCACTAGTCCTGTTCACGAATATTAAACTTTCTGAAGATAACGTATCGGGTATCGTGTACAGCACGACTAATAATAGCGCTATCTCTGGTAACACAAACTTTAAGGTTCGAGCCAGTGTAGACACCTATGTTAACGAAAGAAATGAAAGCGCCTTCTGTTTACCCCCAAACTCCCCATACAAGGAGCTTGTAAACAAAGCAGCCGCCGACAAGAGGGTTAAAGTTCAAGTGACTACAAAAAAAGGGTTTTGGGTTAAAGCACCCTGGGCATGTGTAGATAACGTAACCGTAACGGAAGTTAAGTAGTAAAAGGGGAAATAATATGACAAAGAAACTAACCAAAGAAGAAGCACTGGCAAAAATCGAAGAACTTAAAAAGTTTGTTGACCAACAGCCTCAAGAAGAAACCAAAACTGTAGGGGTGAAAATCATGTCTCGTTTTGTAAGTGGACGAGTAGTATACCAATCTACAAAGTCAACTGTTAGAGAGGCGGTAGTAGAAGCAGTCAATAGTGGCGCTTACCTGCGTAACGCTGACCTGCGTGACGCTGACCTGAGTGGCGCTGACCTGCGTGACGCTGACCTGCGTGAAGCTGACCTGTGGGGCGCTGACCTGCGTGGCGCTAACCTGCGTGGCGCTAACCTGAGTGACGCTGACCTGTGTAACGCTAACCTGCTTGGCGCTGAGTTAGACTCGGCCAAGTTCTACGGTAAAGGTGGTACAAAAGTATTAAAAAGAAGCCAACTACCTGATTTCCTAGCAGCACTAGGCTTTGTAATAGAAGACTAAATGACCGAAACCGAACTAGAACAACTCCGTCCTGGCATAGAAGCCTACATAGCTTTTAACGAAGCTAGACTAGCAGACACCCAGGCCAGAATGAAAGACCTGATGAATGAACACGAAACAATACTAATTAACTTGGTAGAAGCTCGTTTGATGCTTGTACCAGAAGTAGAGGAGATAGAGTAATGAGAAAAACAGTTATTGAAAAAAAAGTCGATGAGCTAATAGAAATTGCAAAAGAATGGCGAGCTTTATCCAAAGACATAAATGGCTGGCAACCCACGAACTACAGCGAAAGTGAACTAAAAGTATGGTGTTACTTTGCTAACAATAGTGACCACACAGCAGTACATTTTAAGCTCGGCAGTAACAATAAGTTTGAAGTAGCGTTTCATGCACCAGTTACAGTTGAGTTAACAACAACCGCTTTCCCAGTACTAGATAAATATATTTTAGAAGCAAAGAAATTACTGAAGGTGGAAAATGCTAACTTCACAAAACTAGCTAGGGCTAGGAAAGCAGCAGAGAAGAAAGCACGCATTGAAAATCTACAAAGAGAACTTGAAAGATTAACAGCGGACAATCCGCAGGAGGAATAGGAAGTATGGTATTTGGAGATTGTCCACATTGTGGCGAAAGCTTTGCAGCTCCTAGTCCTGATAAAACTCCAATGATGGGCAAATTAACTTGCGAGAAGTGCGGTAGATGGTGGTGGGAATACATGAGCAAGAGGCTAAGCCTTCCGATGAGTTAAAAATAGGTGTAATAACACATGCGTATGAACCGTATGGTTCGGGGGGTGCTTACACACTACGTGGTTGTATGATTAAAGCTCAAAAAGCTATTGAGATGGCCGAGGCTTCAAATGAACACTAACCTACAGGCACGACTACGAGAAGTAGTGAGGCGTTGTGATGTGTCAAACAACGAGGTAGAAGGAATATCTGAAGACAGAGCAATAGCAGAAATCATCCAAGCATTTGAGGATGAAGGGTGGTTATCACCCGACAAAGTAGAGAAGACTCAAAAGCTAGTAAATCAGATGGTACAAACCGTCCAAGATATGGCCAAGCTGCCTGTAACAGTTCGTGAGATTGGGACAATGACTGGCCAAGAGTGGTACGACAGGTTTGCGGGGGAACTAAGAACAACTGCAGACGAAAATGGCTGTGGAGAGATAGACTATCATTCAGATGAAATACTATCTGCTGCCAAGCGTGCCAGTGGTATTGAGGGGGAAGGTAAGTAGATATGAACAAAACCTACAAAGCTAAACACATCACATCAGCGCAACTGAAAGAGTGGGCAGTACTCCGTAAGAAAGTGCTTAAATTGCTTTAAAACTAAGCGTAAACGTGGTATAATACACGTAACAAATAGAATCTCTTGGCTAACAACTTGGTATAGGAATGAGGCTCATAGTATAGGCTAGTCGTTGACTAGTACTGCTTGTGTCCTAGCACTTTATGCCTACGAGGCATTTTATTTGTTGGGAGCCCACATATAAAACTCACACATAACGTTTAAGCTCGAATACCTTCAAGTTGTGGGCCTCCTTCTCATACCAAGACAAGAGACTATTAGATAAGCCAAACATATGAGCAGACCCACAGTTATGACACCTGAAGTAATCGCAAAGCTTGAAGAGGCTTTTAAGTTAGGTGCGAGTGATATTGAGGCCTGTGCGTATGCCGACATTGCAGAATCTACACTGTATAAATACCAAGAGAAGAATCCTAAGTTTACGGAGCGCAAAGCACAACTTAAAGAGCTGCCTACTTTTACTGCCCGAAAATCAGTTGTTGATAACTTACCTAAAGACCCAAAGCTAGCCTTAGATTATCTATCTAGGAAGAAGAAGGATGAGTTTAGTTCGAGGAATGAGATGACTGGTAAAGATGGTGAAAGTATAGGAGTAACAATCAGTGCCGATCAAGCAGAACAGCTTATCCGAGCCCGAGCAAACCGCAGCGATACTTAAAGAGGTGGCTAACAATGGAACCTTTGCCGAGTATTGCATTGCTATTGATAGAAACTATCAGCTCGAATGGTTTCACGCTCAAGTAGCTAGAAAGCTAGAGAATGGCTATAAGCGCTTAATGAAAGGTGAGGATGTGCGCATCATGTTCTTTATGCCACCTCGCCACGGTAAATCTGATATGACAACACAGAAGTTTACTTCCTGGGTATTAGGTAAGCAAGCTGCACTACCTGTGATGGTATCTTCTTACTCAGATGAATTAGCAACTGACTTTGGACAGAAGACTAGAGACATAATGCAGTCTCCTCAGTATCAGATAATGTTTAATACTCGTCTAAGAGCTGATGCTAAGGCTAGGGGAAGGTGGCTGACTGATGATGGAGGTGGATATACTGCAGTTGGTGTAGGTGGTGCGCTCACAGGTAGAGGATACAAGATAGGTATTATCGATGACCCTTTTAAGAACCGTGAGGAAGCAGACAGTATTGTTACCCGTGAGTCACGACACAAATGGTATCAATCAACATTCTCGACACGTGAGGAAGGTAATTCAATGATTATCTTCATTCTTACACGTTGGCATGAGGATGATTTAGCAGGCCGAGTATTAAAAGAAGCAGCTGAAGCTAAGAAGAATGGTGAGGAGTATGAAGAGTGGGAGATACTTGAATACAAGGGTATTGCTACAGAAGATGATGAATACAGGAAAGAGGGAGAAGCTCTATGGCCTGATAAGTTCCCACTGAGCAAACTACTATCAAAGAAAGCTGTGATGGGTAGCTACGAGTTCTCATCTTTATACCAACAAACACCTATTGATGAAGAGAATCGTAAGTTTAAGAAAGCATGGTTCAAGTACCGTGACTATCAAGACATTGCATCTATGGAAACCTATAACGTAATGACCATCGATCCAAGAGGCAAAGATGATATTAAGCTTGGGAAGGACTTCGTAGGTATAACAATCAACTTCATAGACATGGATGGTAACTGGAATCTTATATGCTACCGAACCAAACTTAATGCAACACAACTAATAGATCTCATATTCACCAATTGGCAGAAGTATAACTTGCACAAGATAGGTATTGAAGACAACCAGTTCAGCCAAGGTTTACAAGTGTCTTGGGATGAGCAATCACGAGTCAGACAGGTCTACCCATATATAGAATTACTCAAGCATGGTGGTACGCAGAAGGAGTTAAGAATAGAAGCTCTAGTACCACGTTATGAAAGAGGGAGCATTTATCACTTGAGAATCGGAGGAGATAACCAATGCATTGATTTAGAAGATGAACTAGCACTCTTTCCCAAAGCAACTAACGATGATGCTAGTGATTCATGTGCGTATCAAACTCAAGCTGCTGAAAGACCATTAGAAAATGTAAAACGAAGGGAGAAAACGTATGACGCTATTACAGGAAGGGTACTGTCATGAGCATTAGAGATGGCAACGTACCAACTGACAATCTGTACACCACTACGGATATGGCACTTGCAGCCTACCTAATGACAAGAGGTTATGAACTGTTAGGAGCTATTGATAGTGGCGAGCGAGTTAAAGAGTTTGGGCTGACACACACTGACCCCTATGTACTCAAGAAGTTAGAAGCTGATGTACTGTCTAAGGCTCAAGAGTATGAGGGTATGTTCTTACCTATCCCACATGACCCAGGTAACTCAGTGAACTTCAAAGTTTACTACAAGAATCTACGCACTATTTATCGAGCACTCGATGACCCTATAAGGAGGGACTAAATGACACTTGGATTATCAATACTAACCAACAAATCAGATCAAGCACTGAGAGTTATACAAGCCTATGGCCAGTACTTCGATAAGTACTTCATAACCGTAGCTGACAAGGACAAGAAGCAGTACGAGGAACTCAAGAAGCTTAACGACCCTAAAATGAATCTCTCTTACTTTAAGTGGTGTGATGACTTTGCAAAAGCTCGTAACTATAACCTAGAGCAGATAGACACTGACTACTGGATGTGGCTGGATGATGATGACACAGTAGAGAACCCAGAACGTATAGCAGAAGTCGTGAAGTTTATGGCAGCTAATGACTTCGACGTCGTCCAGATTAAGTATGACTACGCACAGAACCAGAGTGGACAAGCTGTATCAGACCACTGGCGAGAACGTATTATCAAACGAGCATACGAAGGTAAGTGGGATGCACCTGTACATGAAACCTTCCAAGGCCCTATCGGTATGGTAGAACAACTCGACTGGTTAACGGTGAAGCACCAGAAAGAATCTTTAGACATTAAGAAGTCTATGAAGCGTAACGAACGTATCCTTACTAAGCACTGGAATGAAACAAATGACCCACGAGATGCTTTCTACTTAGGTATGACTGAACTGAGTAAGTCTAACCATCATGAAGCTATCGAATGGTTCTTAAAGCATATCTCTACAGCTGGTAGTGATGAAGACAAGTACCGCTCTTGGTGTCGTATCGCTGAGTGTGAATGGATACTACAGAACTTTGAACAAGGGCTGTACGCTACTGATGAAGCTACGAAGCTACGACCAGACATGCCTGACGCTTACTTCATTAAAGTCATGCTCTATACCAACATGGAACAGTACGACAAGGGTATTGAGTGGTTGAAGGTAGCAGCAGCTAAGCCAGTACCAAAGACTATTCATATGATTGACCCTACACTCTATAAGTATCGTGGACTAGCCTACGGTGCACAGTGTTACCTATTCGGTGGACGTATTAAAGAAGCCTTCGCTCTCTATAAGGAAGTGATGGCTAATGACCCAAGTGAGTCAGTCTTTGATAAGAACATGCAGAAGCTCTTTGAAGATGCATACTTTGACCAGAAGGCTACTGAGTATCTTAAGTGGTTACTACACTACACCAAAGGTACAGGCGGTAACCCAGTTAAACTCTTTGAATCACTCTCACCTCGACTGTTTGCTGACCCAAGACTTAACGCAGAGCGTACTAAGTTCTTACCAGCTAGAGAATGGCCTACTAAGTCTATTGTCTTCTACTGTGGTCAAGCTAACGAAACCTGGGGGCCAGACACGCTAGAGAAGGGTATGGGTGGTAGTGAAGAAGCTATTGTCTACCTGTCAAGAGAACTGGCTAAGCAAGGCTGGCAAGTAACTGTCTATAACGAGAGAGAAGAAGAATATGTAGACGAGGTCTACGAAAGCGGTAAGCCTACTGGCAAAGTAACAATTATTGATGGGGAAGAATACGTTGAGAAATTAAAGGAATACACGCACTACGTCACCTACAAACCATGGACACTGCTCAACCCTCAAGACAAATTCGATGTCTTTGTTTCATGGCGTAGTCCTTCATTCCCTAGAGCCTGTGGTATTAAAGCTCGTAAGTTAGTTGTTGATCTCCATGATGTACCACAAGGTATCGGAGCAGTAACCAACGCTGATGTTAAGAACATAGACCACTTCTTCTTTAAGTCTGAGTACCACAAGACACTCGCTCCTAACGTACCAGATGAGAAGGCTGTAGTAGTTGGTAACGGAATCGTGAAGGAACAGTTTGATGGAGAATAAGAAATGTAAACATTGCGGGATGCCTGGCGATCATTTAGGTGGTCATATGCCTTGTCCATTCAGAGCAAGGAAATGGAGATGGGTTAAGTCATGAAGAAACCATTTAGTGTTGGCTACTTTAGTAGCTACGATAGAGGGCTGGAGTGTCTACTCGACATGTGGCCCAAGATTAGAGAACAAGTACCTGAAGCAACCTTAGACATTTACTATGGTTGGAATACCTTTGACCAGTACCACGCTAAGAACCCAGAGAGAATGAAGTGGAAGTGGAACATGATTAGGAAGATGAACCAAGACGGTGTAACAGAGCATGGACGTGTTAACCATATTGAACTAGCCAAGGCTATGAAAGAAATACAAGTCTGGGCATATCCAACAGAGTTCACTGAGATTCACTGCATCACTGCACTAAAAGCACAAGAAGCTGGCTGCTTCCCTGTGACTACTGGTGTTGGTGCTCTCAACGAAACAGTTCAGACTGGGATAAAACTTAACCACACCTTGGATATTTATAGCAATAAAGAGGCACAAGCTGCATTTGTTAGTGCAGTTGTGGATGCACTTAAAGAGAATACAGATAATGGTTGGGTAGCAGAGTTTAAGTTGGCCAAGAAAGAAGTTCCTAACCGCTACTGGACAGATGTAGCTAAGAAATGGGATGAGGTACTAGCATGAAGATAATACAGATTACAGTTCTTGGCTCAACAGTTATTGGGCTAGGTGATGATGGTGAGATATACAAGAAGGATACCGAGAGAGGCTGGATAGCAATGTGACAAAGGTTATCGGTGGACATGGATACATCGGTAGCACGCTCAAGCTGCCACACTCAAATGCTACAGTTCTACTAGCAGGCCACTCTTCTGTAAAGATGTGTGAGAATGACCCTGATGGTGCATGGGTGAACAACGTAGACTTCTTTAGGTTTGTACTGGCTAATAGCGACAAGCTTATCTATGCTTCATCTGCCTCTGTCTACGATGGTGTGAAGAATCCAAGTGAAGACACCAATGAGTTCAACCTTAAAGGCTGGTATGACCTCACTAAACGTACGATTGATAACCTTGCATTACTCTCTGACAAAGAAACCTATGGTCTACGTTTTGCCACAGTTAACGGCTGGTCTCCTAACCTACGTATAGACGTCATGTTAAACAAGATGGTCTATGACGCTAAGACTAGCGGCAAGATTACTGTTACCAACCCCCAACTAGTTAGACCTATTCTCGGTATCAATGATCTAGGCAGAGCTATCAAAGCTATTGTCGGTGATGATAGTGATAAGCGAGGTATCTACAACCTTGCAAGCTTCAGTGCTTCAGTACTGGATATGGCTAAGGCAGTGGGTGATAAGTACGATGCTAAGGTCATCATTAAACACACCGATGCACTCCCATACGCCTTTGGTATCGATACATCAAAGTTTGAACGTGCCTACAACTTTAAGTTCAAGGATACTCTCGCTTCTGTACTGAAGTCCTTAGAGAAACCTTTTGAGAAAGTGGGGATACGAGAATGAAACCTATGCTTGAATGTCTGGCATGTGGAGGCTCTAACCTAAAGCTCTGTCTTGATCTCGGTAATCAACCTCTGGCTAATAGCTACGGTGCTAAGTCTGATCTTTATCCACTACAACTTGTCTACTGTGACGACTGTTGGCATGCTCAGCTCTCAGTATCCGTAGACCCAGAACTACTCTACCGTGATTACTACTATGTTTCAGGTACAAGCAACACTCTACAGCAGTGGTTCTCTGACTTTGCAGATAGATTTGAGTATGCAGGCTATATCTTAGACGTAGCTAGTAATGACGGTTCACTACTTAAAGAGTTTAAGAAGCGTGGTTGGGAAGTACTCGGTATAGACCCTGCTGAGAACATCGACACCCAAGGGATAGAGACGATACATGAGTTCTTTGATGAGCATATAGATGTTGGGCAGTATGATGTGGTTACTGCATTTAACGTACTGGCTCATGGTCCGAACCCACTGAGTGTTATGAAGGGTATTTACAACGCACTTACTGATGATGGTGTAGCGTATGTCATGACTTCTCAGGGGAATATGTTCAACACAGGCCAGTTCGATACGATATACCACGAACATCACAGCTTTTTTAGTCCTAATTCCTTCCAAGAGCTGGCCAACAGAGCTGGATTTACTGATATTAGCTACACTGTAGAGCCTATACATGGTGGTTCACTGCTCTTTAGACTGACAAAAGGTGACTACGAAGCCCAACTACCACAGAATCGACCAGACTTTGAAGGATTTGCAGAGAAAGCTAAGGCTATTCGACCCTATAAGATAGTCGGGTACGGAGCTGCAGCTAAAGGTGTAGTGATGATTAACGCTATTAACCAGAAGCTAGACTATATCGTTGACGAAGCACCACTCAAGATAGGTAAGTGTATACCTGGTACTGATATTAAGATTGTAGACCCTAGTTACATGGCAGAGGACGCTGATAACCTGGTGGTTATTGTCTACGCCTGGAACTTCTACGATGAGATAGTTGATAAGATAACTAAATTGCGACCTGATCGCAAAGATATATTCGTGAGGTACTACCAATGACCTACGATTGCTTCTCATTCTATAACGAGCTAGATATGCTGGACTTCAGACTGCATCATGTGTACGACCATGTGGATAAGATAGTAATTGTAGAGGGTGATCGTAAGTATACAGGTGAGAAGTACCAGTCTAACCTCAAGAAGCACTGGAATCGCTACAAGTGGGCAAAGGATAAGATTATCCACACCGTTGTACCACTTAAAGAGTTCCCGAGTAGCCGCTGGGAGAACGAAGCTATACAGCGTGATAACTTCCTGCGAGATGTTGGGCCTTCAAGTAAAGATGTAGTCTTCCTATCCTGCGTAGACGAGATTATTAAGACTGAACTGTATGACATCATTACAGCCCCTGTAAGCGCTTGTTTACACCTAGATAACTACTATTACTACTTCAACGGTAAAGACGTAGGGACGAATCCTAAACACCCCATGCCGATAGTCTTCAATGGTAAGCCTGATAACCTACACGAACTGTGGGAGAACAGACATGGCATGATGGCATTTGATGATTGTGGCTGGCATTTCAGTTACTTAGGTGGAATAGACCAGATTAAAGACAAGCTAGCCTCCTACTCACATGCTGAGAATGATACTGAGGAAGTGAAAGCCCAACTAGAAGCTAACATAGCAGCTGGTAAGGACATATTTGGTAGAGAAGACCACCAGTTTGAGTATGTACCAGTAGATGACTCCTTCCCTGATGAACTCGTTAACAACCAAGCTAAATACAAGGAGTTGATACATGAAGCTTGATCTAGGTGCAGGCAATTTAAAAAGAGATGGCTATACATCAGTTGACTTGTATGACAAAGAAGCTGACGTGATGGCTGACATATGCGAGCTGCCATTCAGCAATAACTCTATTGAGGAAATAGTGTGCTACCAAGTAGTTGAACACATCCCGTACCAGAAGTCCCAACAGATGTTTGAAGAGATGTACCGAGTACTCAAGCCTGGTGGCACAGTTATATTTGAGACACCAGATGTAGACGTTATCTGTAAGAACATACTCCGTGATGGCATAGAAGACAAGTGGATGTATAGCTTAGTGGGCGAATACTACCGACCCTGGGATAAAGACCGATACGATGACTGGGAGAATGTAGCTGCAGCAATACATCGTAACCCTTGGAACTTTAAGAAGGTTAAAGACATCTGTGAACCGCTGGGCTTTAAGGTAGAACGTATTGAGCCAACAGAGATTAAGGTAGAAGAGAACATGGCATGCCGACTCACAAAGTAAGCGTCATTATCCCGTGCTTGTGGACTGACCAGAAGTATATTGATATGACTTTTAAGTGTGTAAAGAGTATGGGTGATATAGGCGAGGTACTGATAGTAGCTGACCAGAAAAGCTTTGCTAAGAACGTCAACGTAGGGTTGAAAGCTGCAACAGGTGACATACTAATCATCTGCAATAACGACATAGAGTTTATACAACCAGACTGGTTAGACCACTTACTTAAACCTCTAGACTATGGATATGACATATCGAGTATCCGTACCACTGATAGCGATGGTTGGCAGACTGAAGACAAGATAACTGAGGCTGATAAGTTTGGCTCACTGTGGGCTATGAAACGTAGTGTCTACGAAACAGTAGGCTTACTAGATGAATCATTCGGTAACTACTTTGAAGACCTTGATTACCAGAAACGAGCTGAAGATGCAGGCTTTAAGGTTGCAAAGAATCATGCAGGACTTGTAGAGCATATAGGAAAAGCAACCTTTAGCGAGGTTGATACTAGTGACACAGCTTACCAGTTGGCAATGGAAAGGTTTAAGGAAAAATGGGGCAAGGTATGGTAATTAGCTTTATATGTAACCACATCTATATTAACGATGGCTGGTCTCCATGGGATACTCGCATAGGGGGTAGTGAAGAGTTTATCGTTGAAGTCAGTAAGCGTCTAGTTAAGCGTGGCCATGAGGTTAGTGTCTACCATAACGGCAGGCATGGCGAGTATGAAGGTGTGCAGTACAAAGACCATGATGAGTTTGAACCAGGGGATATAACAATCAACGTTAACTTCCCTGAGTTTCAGACTACGGGCAAGCAGATACTATGGACATCACTTACTAAACATTCTGACTTAAGCAAGTTTGAAGCTGTTGGTTATATATCTGAGTATGCTAGAGAGAACACAGGCATAGAACACAAGAGCCTACACTGGATACCCCCAGGTTATGATGAGACTAAGATTTATCCAGGCAAGAAGATAGCTAAGCAGTGCTTTTATGCCAGTTCACCAGACAGAGGACTTGATGCATTGCTTGAGGCATGGCCAAAGGTAGCTAGCGTACACCCAGATGCTACGCTTCTAGTGACGTATGGAGGTCAACTAGACATACCAGGCGTTATTAACCTAGGTGAAGTAGACGAAGATACCATGAATGATATATACAAGACTTCTGAGTACTGGTGTCATCCATGTAATGGTGGGGAACTATACTGCATGACTGGTATCAAAGCGCAGGCAGCAGGCTGTTGGCCTGTTATCATACCGACTATGGCACTGAGCGAGACCGTAAGATATGGCACATCGCTTACACCTGAGACATATGCTGATGGTTTAATTGATGCTCTGTCACATGACCACGCTATACCTCACTACAAGTACCCAACTTGGGAAAATACCACCGATAAGCTTATGAATGTTATACAAAAAGTGGTATAATAGAGTCAAAATACGCCCAAGATACGCCCAAAAATCTAGGGTTTTTTATGTCCACTGACGGTATAACCGTAACCCCGAAAACCGAATCTATTGCAGCTGACCAAGAGTACAGCTTTGATGAAATACGCCCTATAGCTGGGTTGTTAGGACTTGATACCCACAACATAGCTGATACTGACTCTCAAAGTATTAAGGCTATTTATGACTTCATACGTGGTGATGCTAAGGAAATGACTGAGCTTGAACTGCTCAGCAAACTACGTAGCTTAGAGAACCGCCTGGGAATGACGAGCTTAGGCGAACGTAGGCTTGATAAGGTGTATCGCTACGTAAAACTACAGAGCCAAATAGACGGGCTTGAAAAAGCACGTGACAGGGAGCTGAGATGAATGTGGTTGTTGAATACGATGATGCCCAAAACAAGTACACAGTCCCTCTGAAATACGTTGCTAGTGAACTGAATATTGATCTTGAAAGTTTAGAGCAAGCTGTTAAGCGAGCAGTGGAGAAACACTGATGCCAGGTACTCCACAGACTAATCCAAGCATTGATCGTAATGAACATGACTATGGAGCTGATGCTAAGAAAGTCACGCAGTGGTATATCGACCCTGTTACAGGCAATGCTGTACGTGTTAGCGCAACATCTCCACTACCCTCTGGTTCACCTGCTTTAGCATTACGATTAGATGATACTACGACTACCAATGTAACCTATGTCGGTAAAGCACCTATCGGAACAGCTACCTCTACAGCAGTCTGGCAGATACAGAAGATAGATGAGACAACAGGTATGATAATTACGTGGGCTGATGGTGATAGTAGTTTTAATAATATATGGGATAACAGGGCGAGTTTAACATACGTATGAAAGCAATCAATAAAACTTATTTTAATCTTGATGACCCAAATTTACCATCATCTGTTCAGTGGGACATGGCAGATGAAGATGATAATGTAGTAATTCCAGAACTGGTAACACATACTGATCTGGGTGATAAGTCTGATCTTACAAATCTGGTCAATAAGGCAATAAGAGATTACGAGAAGGAGCTATAATGTCAGTAGTTATATCTAATGGCGCAACAAGTCTCGCAACCGCAAGTGGGTTTTATCGTGTAGAAGCTCA